TTTCCATTTGAATTTTAAATGTTTCTTTTCAGGATTTGTTGTCGAATCTGTTGAGTGAGCACCCATACCTGCTTCCAATCTTTCAATCTCGATGACTGGTAATTGCATACATCCTATAATACCTTTTTCAGGGTCTAATTTAAGATATACAAAATTATCACCATACTTACATGTGTTTCTTATCCACATAGGTAAGTTAGTATTAATATCTAACGCATTGTTAAATAAATCACCTAAAATAGATTTAATTCTTGTTGACTCAGAATAGATTTGTAACATAAAACCATCCTGATTAATTGTTGTTGACTCTTCAGCATAAATGTCTAAAGCCGCACCAATTTCAGGTGTAAATTCCATTGACTCGTAGTCATAAAAAGACGCTAAACGAGTTGGTTCATAGTAAACTGCCTGTGTATATAGATTATTCTCAACCCTACCCCATTGGTTTGCTAAGTAATATGTTTGTTGAGCTTGTAATTTCTCTCTATCATATTCAGATTTAGAAGTTGTCTTTAAAAGTTCCTTCTTATCATATTTGTACGTAGGATAATCCTGACCCAAAAGAGAATTGGGTCCAAATGTTTGGGATAACCGTTGCCATACCGTTAGTTTATTTTCACTCATATTTTAATTATAAATATTCTTATAGATTATTAAACAATTTATCCAATATTATATGGACATGAACCTAAATTAGTAACACTTAGATTACTTCCAGTAGGTTCTGAACACAAACACATATATACTACATAGTTTTTAGGTAATGTAAACGATGTCGGAGCATCAACAAATGGAGGTGACATACTAACTGTTGCAGTAGCTCCTGTTGCTTCAAGTCGATATTGATTAGTAACACAAGTTCCACTATTTCTAGTACAAGCAGATGCACTAGTCGAAACCACACCTTCTACAACTTGATAAAAATATGGTGGTATTGTATTTCTCGTATTATTTCTTAAGTTAAAGTTTACATCTAAAAATGCAGTTCCTCCACTAAATAATCCTTGACTACTTGGTGGGTTATTTGTAAAAGTAATTGCTGAGTATGAATTACAATACCCTGTATTAAAAGGTACTGTATTACCAAAAAATCCATAAAATGTCTCATTATTACAAGTACCACCAGTACATGGACCATAATTAGCTTTAATTATTGATATATCTTCATTAACAATTCGTGCACATACTTGGATTGATTCTCCAGCATTTATATTACCAATAAATACTGTCCCCGAACAATCGTTATAATTATAATTTAAGGCACCTGCAGTAGGGTTTGTTAAATACCAACAACGACATTCTGGTATTGTCGGTGTCGGTGTAGTAGTTTGGGTAGGAGTGATTGTTGAAGTTATTGAAGGTGTTGGAGTTTGAGTATTAGTAGTGGTTTGAGTATTAGTAGGGGTTTGAGTTTGAGTTTGAGTTACTGAAGGTGTTGGTGTTGGTGTTTGGGTTTGCGTATTAGTCAGAGTTATTGAAGGTGTTGGTGTTGGGGTAGGTGTCGGACAAACTCCTGCATTACAAAAAGGTGTATCTATACCTATTGAAATACCAGGTGCACTAATTGAATTTTGTTTAGCACAGAACCTTGTTGTTGTATTAGGTAACATTGACCCTGTAATTGTACCTCCCGAACATGAAATACCACTATATGATAGTGGAGGAGCGAGAGGAGCTCCTGTAATATAACTTAAATCATAACAAACACAAGATATTTCAGTTGGTGTTACAGTTTGAGTATTGGTTGGTGTTATAGTATTAGTTGGTGTTTGTGTCGGAGTTTGAGTGTTTGTAGTCGTTACGGTTTGAGTTATTGATGGTGTCGGTGTTTGAGTTTGAGTGTTTGTAGGTGTTTGAGTTTGGGTTAAAGATGGCGTCGGTGTTTGAGTTTGGGTTAAAGATGGCGTCGGTGTTTGAGTTTGAGTTAAAGAAGGTGTTGGAGTATTGGTCGGGGTTACAGAAGGTGTTGGAGTTAAAGGAGGTCCAGGTTCACCCTTTGTTTGTTTTATTAAAAAAACAAACTTTTTTAATTTACCGGTTAATGAACCGAAATTTTCTTGGCCCTCAACAATTAATTTTGAGCCGGTAAATATTCTACCTGATTTTTTTCTATCTCCTGTTCCCATATAATGTTATCTTCGTCCCCCGAATAACCATAAATAGTTTTCGTAGTCACTTTTTGTTGCCTCTCGTTTAATGTTTTCTTGTTGTTGTGAAATTACCGGGTCCATGAATTGTCTTCTGTTAAATTCATTTGTATTAACAGTCCATGAGTCAATCATCGCTTTTGTTTGATTTGTAACCTTATTAAGTGATGAAAATGATGTTTCACCAACATAAAGAGCCATGGCAACAGACATAATCAAGTCATCATGTTGTCCCTTTTGGTGGTCAGGTCTTCCATTCACATAAATAAATGTGTTCATCTCATTTAATAAACGAGTTGAGTTTATTCTAAACCCATGTCTTAAATATTCCTCAAATGTTGCAATAATTTGAACTCGTTTAGCATTAAAGTTAATTCCTGGTATTTTTTCAGTCGCCTTTGGGTCATATTGCCACTTATTTGAAATATCAACTCCATCAACATATACATTTCTATATCCTAACTCTCTCAATCTTAAAGATGTCGTAACTCCCATACCACCAGTGATATCCACAACAATAAATGCATTATACATATTACCCCATTTATAACATATTTCAGCTAAAGTGTCAGGAGGAAGTTTACCAACGTACTCAGCAACCTGTTCTCTTGAGTCAAAATCAACAATTTGGAATGTTGAAAAGTCTTCACTATCACCACGAGATACGTCAACACCCATAATATATTTTTTACCTATTTCAGGTTCTTTCCAAATCCATAGTCCACCACCCATCATTTTTGTAGGAGGTTCCTTAACCATATTTATCCTTAAATCTTCCAACATATCAGAATTAAATACGTTATCCCCCGAACCAAGAAACGCACATTCCAACTCCTGATTGACCTTACGTTTATCGTACTTAAGTTTTTTAACCATTGACTCATACCAAGATGAGTTTGGTTTATAACCCTGTGAAATTAGTTGTCTTATCTCATCAAAGTTTTTTTCTTTATTGTTATATTCAATAATTTCAACATCAGGATATTCATTACGATTTAAGTAATAATGAATAATATCTTTAACATTAACTAATGATAAATCTTTTGCATATCTTGGGTCTTTCCACCAAACCATTTCGGAAACTTTAAATTCATTCATTCCCTTTAACGCTTGGTCGTATATTTCATAATAAATTGCATCATATCCGTTTGGTGTTGATACAACTATCACCTTACCACCTGTGGATAAAGATGCCATACAAGCCGCCCAAAAATCACTATCTGCTTCAATATATGCAGCCTCGTCAAATATTAATATTGTCGGTGTATAACCACGAAGAGCATCCTTAGATGTTGCAACCGCCTTAACTTCACATCCGTTAGTTAATTTAAAATGTCTTTGTGAGTTTTTTTCAGATGAAAATCCAACACCAACCCAACTAGGCCATTGGTCAGTAAATCCTCTAATCTTATTTGCAACCTCAACCGCAGTATCTAACTTATTTGCAATAATTAAAACTTTTTCAGGACTATTCTTTTTAGCAAAAACAAGTTTTTTTGATGACCAAGCAGCTGTTACCGTAGATACTCCGGCTTGTCTATACTTTAGTGCAATATTTTCATTATAATTCTCGTAATCCTCAACCAGACTAATTTGGTCAGGAAATAACTCTAATGGGACATACTTTGAAACAGTGTTGTCATACGTCTGTAAATAAGTTTTAAGGGCGTATGGTGTTGATTTCATACACTTGGCATACTCCATTAAAACGGCTTCTTTAGATAAACTCATATACTATAAATATAAAATTTATCATAAAATAGAAAACCCTTCATCTCTGAAGGGTTTTAAAGTTTTTAGTTAATACCTAATCCTTTTAAAAAGTCATCAAAATCCTCATCATCATCGTCGTCATCATCCTCATATTTTTTCATAGTATCTTCATATTCTTCTTCTTTAAGTTCGGCAATGATTTCATCAACCATATCTTTTACCATTTTCTTTCCTTTTGGTGAACTTGATAAAATTTCACGAGCCATTGCAAAGAATTCATTTGGGGTAAGTTCTGCAAACTTAACAAGGAAATATTGTTGTAAGTTTCTCTTATCATCATCAAATAATTCATCAGGATAAGCTTCACGGAACTTTTGCCAAATAACAGGACCTAGTCTCATATCCCATATTTCACCAACAACAGTGTCTTGTGAATTGATTACAGCTTCTTGTCTTGTTTTATCTTTTGGTAATCCGTATGTTCCTGCAATTTCCATAACACCTTTAGCAAGTTCATGAATAAGGATTGGTAAGTTAACACCACGAGCCTTTACTGTTGGTGGGTCAGTCTTAGCATCTAACTCAGACATACCATATGTTGACTCTCCACCACCTGCCATACCTTGAACCATTGAGTCAGGCATTAACCAATAAAGAGAATCTGCAAATGACATAAAGACACCATACATATTCAGTAATCTTGGGTTAATAGCATTTAACTCTCTGTTTAATAATTCAAACATATAAGAAGATTGTTTAGCAGCACCCTGAATAAGTGAATTGATAAACCTTCTTTTTGCCTTTTCCAAATCAAATTTTTCAAATGAATCTATAAAATCTTCAAGTTGTTCTTGTTCTTCTTCAGAACCAAACATATCTTCAATTTCTTCATCACTTGGTTCTTCACCTTTAGCCGATAACTTACTTGAGTCAATATCATTTGGTTTAACCAATTTTACATCATATTGTAATGCTCCTTCAGGAATACCAAATTCTTTTTGAACAAGTTCAATAGCAAGTTCCTCCAAGTATTCTTTGTTTTCAGATTCAATCTGTGCAATTTCTTGCATAGCGTTCATTACCATCATCTGAAGTCTCATCATTGAATTCTGTGATGTTACATCCTCAAGACCTGTATATCTTTTTAATCTACCGATAACATCTTTAAATCTTTGGGATGCAATAAGTTGTTCAAAGTTAGATGGTTTATCCGGACCTTCAGGTGTGATTTCAGGAAATGCCTTACTACCTGAATGAGGTGTTTCACCTTTTTCAAATTTAGATTGAATATCAGGAGCCATTTTTTCAGGTCCTTCATATCCGATAGGTGCCTCATTAATTCGGTTAACCAATCTTTTTACTAATTGTTCTTTTTTCATCTTACTCACCTTTTAATTTAATATTCATTTTGCCAAAATTCAAATATGATGGTAATTCACCCTTTGGTCTTGGTTCAGCATCAGGCGCTGGTTTGAAAGGATTTTTTCTCGTAGGAGTAGTTGTTTTTTCCTTTTCTTTAGTTCTTTCCTTTTCTTTAGTTCCTGAACCTTTTGGTCTTGGTTCAGTATCTGGAGATGGTTTGAAAGGATTTTTTCTTGTAGGAGTAGTTGTCTTTTCCTTCTCTTTTGTTTTTTCTTTCTCTTTAGTTCCTGAAGATTCTATCATTTCTGAATTTTCTTTAGTTACTTTTTTTCTCATTAAATTCATTAAATCTTTTTTAGTAATTGCTGGTCTTATATTTGCTTCAACAATCTCTCTCATTTTTTGTTCCAAAATTACTTCATATGGATTTTTACCTTCTTTTAATGACTTTTTGACACCAAGAACACATCTTTCAAATTTTTTATCTTCACCTTTAGTGTAATCATCTTTCTTTTTACCTTCCAATCCTAATGATGATGTACAAATTGCAAAAGGATTTTTTTCAACTTTTTTCTTTGTTGTTTTTTTACCCTCAATCATTTCCCCTTCTTTGGTTGTTGCCATGATTTTTTTAGTTGTTGGGTCTTGAGTAATAGTTACCCCATTAACTGTTGCCCCTTTATCACCAATTTGATAAGTTTTTTGATTCGGGTTTACCGGAATTGCTTGTTCCTTAGATTCAGATTTTTTAACTGAAGTCATTCTACCAATAGGTTTATCCATTCCGACAAAACCTTGAGCATTTATCATACTCTCGTGTAAGTTTTTAATTTCTTTCAATGTCATTTTTGATAAAGTGTTTTTACTAACACCCATCTTAATGATTTCTTGGATTTGTTTTTCTGTTACCATTTTCTTCAAATTCTTTATAATACTCAAGGATTATGTCCTTTTCGTATAGTTTATCTTTAACCTGTTGTTCACTCATTCCAAAGTGAAACACTAATCTATTATCTATATCACTATCTTTTTCCCATCCTAATGCTACGACATTATCAATAGCATCTTTCATACAAAAAAAATCGGAGTTTTGAATGAGCTCCATATCTATTCCGTCTCTATTCAATACTCCTACTTTTTTAATTTCTTTGGTATCAGGTGGTGTTGGGTTCCCATTCGCAGGATTTGTATCCCAATCATCACCAAATACTTCAGTCGTTTCTGAGAAAATAAACTCGTAAGTTTTATTTCCTCTATAATTCGCCCCTAGTCCGTTAATAAAAACTAAATAACTCATAGGATATTACCTTGTGGAGATACCTTAAGTTGTTTGTTTTTATTTTCAAACACTAAATTACCTTTATTAGTTTTACCTACAAAAGTAATAAATGGGAAATTGCTAACAATCTTTTTTGATATTTCAGATTGAGCCTCAGTTAATGATAACCTTTCAATTTCTTTTGAGTATCTTACTTTTCTTGATTCTGAAATAACTTTTTGTTCTTGTTTTTTTTCTTTAATGAACTTTTTTTCGTTTTCATTAACTACAACATATTTTTTCAAAATTTTATCTACTTGAGACTCTCCGAAAACTTTAGAAAACATTCCGTCTAAATAATCCGCTTCTCCCATCTCTTCAAGTTTTGGTTCTTTCTCTGTTGAAGTTTCCTCTTCTGAATCAACATCAAATTCATCACTTTCTTCATCTTCTGAACCCATATCATCCATTTCATAGTCGGACTCTTCCTCACCTTCAAATCTTGTTAAGATTTCTTCTTTATCGTCTTCGTCTAATAAATTTAAGTCTAATGCCGACAATATTGAATTAATAATATACTTAACATCTTTACTTGATAATTCTTCTTCATTACCTGAATAATCTCTAATCTTTTGAGCTAACTTTCCAGTTAACTTTTGGATAGATTTAAATGTAACAGGTTCTCCCTCACCACCTTCTAATGGTTCTTCATCGTCCTCAGGCATATCATCCATTCCACCCATATCATCCATTCCACCCATATCATCTGAAGGTAACGAACCATCTGGAGATATTGCCAAATCATCATCTGATGGAGGAGTAGGTGACGATTCAGGTGATGGTGCAGGTGCTGGTGATGGTGCAGGTGCTGGTGCTGGTGGAGGTAAATCTGAAGGTGCTTCAGTTGGAGCTTCAACCTTTGGTTGAGGGGTCTTCAACATATATTTTTTATCTTCAGTAAATAAAGATATACCTTCACTAATACCATTAACTCTATTAATTTCACCAGCCATTAAATTTAATTTTCTCATTGCTGCTGAATATGAAGAAAAATGTTTTCTATTTTTAATAGGGTCGATATATTCTGAAGTCGATTCATTTATATCTTTTTTAATAATATATCCTAATTTTTCTTTAACAATTGAATATCTGTTACCATCAGCCAATGTGATTCTGTAATCAATTGATGATGTTTCATTTATAGAATTTGGAATTGTTTCTTTATATCTAGCAATCTCCATAATTCTTTGTAATTTTTCAATTCCTTGTAGTTTTTCACTACCGATTGGTTTTAGTTTACTCATTTTTTTTAATTATTTAATCCATTAAATCCACCAAGGGTTATTGCAGTTAATTGAACAATAGTATCTGCAGAATTTGACATACTACTATATATTGGGTGTGGTTGTATTGATGAAGTACATGCTTCACAATTAGTCACACCTGTATAATTAATTAACTTATAAGTATAAGTTCCCGACGAAAGTACTGCCATATTATTTTTTCTTTATAAATATACAGAAAATTAAGATTTTTTTAGATTAAGTAAAAAATCTATCTTTTGTTCCATTAGAGAAAGTTCTTTGTCTAAAAGATTATTTTCCAAATTAAATAATTTTTCTAAATAATCACTTCTTCTTAAGTATTTAAACACCAAATTCTCATAAGAATATTCACCTTCTTTTTTAAGACCTGAACTCCTATATTTTTTAAGTTTTTCTTTAAACTTTTTAATATATTCTCTTGCCTCATCAATATCTTTTTCAGTTGCGTTATCCACAACAGTGTCAATTTGACTTTTCCAGTGATTAATTTTTGATTTAAGAATTTTAGTATCAATATTTGAATCTTCTTTTTCAGGTTTTACATCCCATTCATCATATAGGACTGAATAAACCCCTGAACTAAAATGTGCTTCAGTAGCGTTTTGAACATAAAGTTCTACTTCATACCCAAAAATTTTAATATCATGATTTGTATTAAAAATAGTTTTTTTAACTTTAAATAACTCTTCGTAAAGAGATAGTTCAGTATCTGAAAATTGAATAAAATCACAAACAACATGTAAATCAATATCTGAATACTCCGACCAATTATAATTGGCTAAAGAACCTGTGAAAATAACATCCTCAATTAATAAAGGGACCCCAATAAAATCAATAAATTCATTAGCAGTTTGAAGTAATTTTTCTCTCACTTCCGTTCTCAATTGCATATTCTCATCCCAAATTTTTGAGTTGAGGTTATCTTTAGAGAAAAAACTTTTGATTATATTATTATCTTTCACAAATAATAAATATCAACTAATTACAATCTTTTATACTTATAAACTTTTGCAATATTTTTATTAAAAAAACTTCCTTGTGATTCCGCCATTCTAAATTTTGTATACACATCATGTGGTACACCTTCATATTCATATTGAACACCTGTTTTAAAATCAACAATTAGTTTTTTACTTTCGGTGTTAAAATCAGTTTTACTGATATTAGACGATTCAATTTCACAGATAATGTTAGTTCCTTTGATTGTTTCTTTTGTAATTGCCATAACTTTTTTTTTAATGATAAATAATTTTGAATTACATTTGTAGTTGAATTTAAGAACAAATTCATTTAATTTTAATAAAAACTATTTTATGACAGATTCAGTTGAAGAGGGTGGGAAACTACCAAAAAAAACAGAGGTAAATTCAAATACACCTGTGTTAGACAATTTTAGTCGTGACCTTATTAAACTTGCCGAAGAAGGTAAGTTAGACCCCGTTGTCGGTAGGGAAGACGAAATATTACGTATCGCCCAAATTCTTTCAAGAAGAAAGAAAAACAACCCAATTATCATCGGTGAACCTGGTTGTGGTAAGACGGCAATTGTTGAGGGATTGGCAATGAAGATTTTTGAAGGTGATTGTCCAAGAAACTTGGTTGATAAACGTATTTTATCATTAGAGATGAATTCGGTTGTTGCAGGAACAAAGTATCGTGGTCAATTTGAAGAACGATTAAAGGTTATCCTGGAAGAAATTCAAGCAAACCCAAATGTTATTTTATTCATCGATGAAATCCATACGATTGTAGGTGCAGGTAACGCCTCAGGTTCAATGGACGCTTCTAACATTTTAAAACCTGCATTATCAAGAGGTGAAATACAATGTATTGGAGCAACGACATTGGATGAGTATAAAAAACAAATTGAGAAGGACGGAGCGTTAGATAGACGTTTCCAAAAAGTGGTGGTTAGTTCTTCAACAAAAGAAGAAACATTACAAATCCTTAAGAATGTTAAAGACAAATACGAAAATTATCACAAAGTAAATTATACCGATAATATTCTACAAATCTGTGTTGATTTAGCCGAGCGATATATCACCGACAGAGAGTTTCCCGATAAGGCATTTGATATTTTGGATGAAGTCGGAGCAAGAGCTCAAGTAGATGTAAAAAATCCTGAAATAATTGACGAATTAAAACGTCAGGCATTAGAGATTAAACAACAAAAATTACTTGTTGTTAAAAAACAGAATTACGAAGAAGCTGCGAACTTAAGAGATAAAGAAAAGAAAGTTTTATCACAACTTGATATTGAAAAGAAGAAGTTTGAACAAACTCTTTTGGATAATAGAAAAACAATTTCAGAAGAATTGGTTTACGAGGTGGTGTCAACAATGACAAAAATACCTCTAACAAAACTTAATTTAGACGATAAGATTGCTCTTATTAATTTAGAAGAAGAATTAAATAAATCAGTAATTGGACAAAAAGAAGCGGTTACAAAGATTGCAAAATCTATTCGTAGAAATAGATTAGGTATTAAAGACCCAAATAAACCAATTGGTTCATTTATATTTTTAGGTTCAACAGGTGTTGGTAAGACTTTATTGGCAAAAGAATTGGCAAAACAAATCTTTGGGAGTGATGAAAATCTTATCCGAGTTGATATGTCTGAATATCAAGATAAACATACCGTATCTCGTTTGATTGGTTCACCTCCAGGTTATGTAGGATATGATGAAGGTGGACAACTTACAGAACAGGTAAAGACCAAACCATACTCTGTGGTATTATTTGACGAGGTTGAGAAAGCACACAAAGACATATTCTCAGCATTACTTCAACTATTGGATGAAGGGTATATGACAGATAGTTTTGGAAGAAAAATCAATTTCAAGAACTGTTTAATCATTATGACTTCAAATCTTGGGGTAAAAAAGATGCAAGAGTTTGGAGCGGGGGTTGGATTTAGTAAGACAGGTAATGTTTATACCAACGAAGAACTTAAGAAAACAATGTTAAACAAAGAATTGAAGAACCACTTCGCACCTGAGTTTATCAATCGTTTGGATGAGGTAATTGTATTCAACACACTTCAAAATGACGATATTCAAAAAATTGTTTTGGTTGAGGTCAACAAATTAAAGTCTCGTTTATCAAAATTGGGATACAACATTAACTTCGGTCAGTCAGTAATTGACTTTGTTTCAAAAGTTGGATTTGATGATGTTTACGGAGCACGTCCTTTGAAGAGAGCAATCCAAGAAAAGATTGAAGACTATATTTCAGATGAAGTATTACGTGAAAAAATTGTAATGGATAAGTCCTACAATATTGAAATCAATGAGGAGGAAGTGTCAATATCAGAAATTGAAGTACAACCTGATGAAACACCGAAAGTGAAAAGACCAAGAAAGAAAAAGGGGGAATAAACCCCCTTTTTTATTTTTAGAAATTATATAATTGTGACCTATGGATAAATTCGTATTTCTGATTACCAAGTTCTTCAATCAGTTTTTTACCTGTATTCATACCAGCAAAAACTTCATGGACAACAACATATTCATTTGGTGTGTGATAGTTGTGATAACCAATTGAGAAGTTGATACAAGAGAAATCAAACTTTTTACGTAGTTGCCAAACATCAGTGTAAGGATGTTGCATATATTGAGGTTCAGACAACATACCTTCAGAAAGAACTTTTTTAGCTTTTGACTCAAATTCAGAATCCGTTTCAAAAACTTTAACACCGTAACAATATTCTGTTACCATGTAATCGTGAGGGGCGTCAAACTGAATAGCATAACCTACATTACTAAAAAATTCAGGGTCTGCTTCTTTTGAACCCAAACAACCAACTTCTTCTGTTACAAACAAAGCAACTTTAATTACATCAAAGACTTCTAATAACTGAAGACAGGCAAACACCCCACACTTATCATCACCACCAATACCTGTAGGGCCACCCAAGTCGTTATACGCTTTAAGTGATAAACTTAAATTACCTTTTGAATCTTTAAGTTGTTCTTCATGGATGTTGATTGTGTCAATTTTATGTACCGTATCGGTATGTGCAACAATACAAGGATAAAATTCACCCTCATTTATTTCACCTTTTGTGACATAAACATTTCCAAAGTCATCAACTTTAAAATTGTGTTTTTTTTCGGTTAAATATTCAACCAAAAATTCAATCATTAAATCTTCTTTAAATGATTTTGTAGGTATTGACAATACCTTTTTTAAGAAATCAACATTTTCTATCATAGCTCATAAAGATAAGCTATTTTTCTATTAAAACAATTCAGGATGATATAAAAAATTTAAGAAAGTATCATAATCAATTTTAACGGTTTGGTTAAATTTATCTTTACTATGATTACTATATGTAATAAGTATTTTTCCGTCATCAACATCTTGAATTATGAATTTGTCAGGTGTCTTTTCACCAAATGTTTTTTGTGGAGGAAATTCATACCATTTATTAAATTCACCATACTTTAACTTTGATAATTTTTCAAGTATTTCAGAGTTTTTACGATAAGAATCAATATTATCACTATCTTCAATTTTTTCCATGATTTTATCAAGATTCCAAGTTACACTTCTGTTAAAACCTTCATCATCATAATTTTGACTATCAAAATAAGCATAATAATCTTCATATAAATCTTCATCAAACTGTATTCCCAATTGGTCAATACTTGTTTTTAACATATCTGAAAGTTTAGCGTCTTTGTCTTCACCAGACTTATCCCAAGTATTTAAAAGAATTGCTACAGTTGTCATGTAGAGATTAGTACATTTTTTCTCAAAGATATTTAAAGGAAGTAAAGCGTTACATAATTTAGATGTAACATATTGTCTTAATCCTTTAACCAAGGCTTCATCATATTCACTTGAATAATCGTAAATAATACTATCTATCTCATTTGAAAATTCATTTTTTAACCACTTACAAATTTCAATAACTTTATCGTTATGATTTCTTAAATCCTCAACGGAAAGACTAGGTCTTAATATTTTTACTATTTGTTTGACCCTATCTAAATTCTCATCATTGAAATAATGTAGTAAATAACCCTCATCCCAATCATAATCCATGGAATAATCATCAACAAAAACATTACCTCCATAATACCCCCCTTGGAAAGCAACTCTAATTAAATAACCGTTATTAGTTTCATCATTATTTCTAGTGAAAAGGTCAACATAATCATCACTATCAAACGTTAAATAAACCAAAGACTTACCAAGATTTTTTTCATTTATTCTCGTAATACGTAAAATATCCTCATCGTCTTCGTACCTAACAAAATTTGCAGTAACTAAATCTTCCGTAAAATCTTTTAATGCCTGATAAAGTTGACTCATTAAACTTTTTTTAAATAAATACTTGGTTAAAGAAGAATATATTTATATCTTTACAACATAGTTCTTTGATTTATGGGGGTGTTTCTGGATTTGACAGGAATGAATTTATTATAAAACGCACGTCGGGGCTAAACTAACCCTGTAAAACTGGTTTAAAACACAAACGGCAACACAATTGCAAAACTTTCTACACTCGGTTTAATCCGTACTGAAGAAGTAACTGTAGCCTAATCTAAGATTAGTATACAACGGGGTCGGTGAGCATATAACCTTGCAACAGAAGCTTGTACCGTGGTGTGGTTTCTATCCGAAAAGGAACAAAAACCTTGTTTGTCTGTTACGGAAGGTTAATCTAAACAGAATATTTTGGAATGTTAAGAACTAACATTATCCTAAACGTGTAGTGTTTTATCGTAAACATTTTTGGACCTGGGTTCGAAACCCAGCACCTCCACCAATTAAAAAGGGACTTTTCAGTCCCTTTTTTTATTTTATAAATCTTTTAAAGTTTTTCAGTTCTTCAGTTAAACTTGATTCTTCTTCTTTTTTCTTAGATTCCTCTTCTTTTTTCTTAGATTCCTCTTCTTTTTTCTTAGTTTCCTCTTCTTTTTTCTTTTCTTCTTCTTTCACTTTTTCAGTTTCTTTAGCCGCCTCAACAAACTCTTTAATTGGTAATCCTAAAAGTAATGAGTTACAAAAGTTATCTTTTTTGATAATATGACCTTCACCAAATAATTCAATAACTTCTTTAACATATTTTTCACAATCAGATTCACTTGTTATTACGGATATTTTTTTAGTTCCAAATTTATCAATTATTTTTTCAAATTCAGTATCTACTTTAGATTGTGACCAATCTAACCATTCCGGTACAGGTTCAGGAAATTCAAAATTAGCTAAATTTGATTCCGGTATCGAACTACAAAAATTATAAGTACTATTTGATTCATCTTTTCCATTTTCAGACCAAGATAGATGGTAATGGGGCCCTGTTGAACGTGGACTTGGGTGTCTATATTCATCAATAAACGTAAATCCGTCAATAGATTGTCTAGCAGCACACAAAAGAGTTGATATTTTATCTAATGTTTCATCGTCAGACACTCTGAGGTCACCTACAGCTGTTTTCCCAAACACTATGTCATTAGCGTTTCCTTGGGTATGTCGGCTTCTTGTTGACTTATGATATCTATCACGTCCAGCACCAAATCTTATCTTTAACTCAGGCATTTCTTTTTTAAACGCTGAAGATACTTTTTTTATAACATTTGCTAATTCTGGAGTAATATCACCAAGTTCATCTATTGTTGATTTATGTGCATATCCTAAACTATTTAAATGTGTTCTAACACCATTTGCATTAACGTGAGTTGATTTATCAACTTTTTCTTCAAGTAAAACATTTCTTAATTTTTTAATTTCAGAAATAACTTCTTTGTGACTATTAATCTTATTCATATATTTTTTTTGTATATTTATAAATATTATGGAAAACAATAAATTAATTAAAATTGCACAAAAGTTATCTTTATCGATTAAAGATACAAATGTTGCACAAATATCAAGAAAATTAAATAGCAGTAAAGGCCCGTATAAACAAATGATGTCCGTGTTAGAAGGATGGGATTTTGTTAAATTGGTATTTTTAATTAATGCCATTAATAATGGTGAAAAAGAATTTGAATCAATATTATGGAAATTAGATAATGAAGGATTTACCTACGCAATTGCTAATGTATTTGATACTGAAGTTCAGGAAAGCTGTGATTACTGTGGTGGTGATGGTGAGATTAGTTGCAGTGAATGTGATGGTTCAGGTGAAGTAGAATGTTCTGATTGTGGTGGTGAAGGTGAAAACGAAGAAGGTGAAACATGTGGAAATTGTGATGGTGGTGGTAAAAGTGATTGTGATACCTGTGGGGGTAGCGGTCATGAAGATTGTTATGACTGTAGTGGTACAGGTGAACAACAAAAAAGCGACGCTTACGAATTAAAATTAGACTTTTATTTTAGTATTAATGAAGAATTAAAATCAGAAATT